TTTAATCATCCAATGTGGTTTATTTTTTCTGTTCATATGAACCAACCACTCTTTGGCTGAAGGGATATGATTATTACAATCTTCTTTTACATGTTGTTCTCCAACATATCTTGTGTATACAGTTTTACCATCTGAATTTGTAAAACTTTTTCCAAATATTGTTTCTGCTTGAAAAATTCCTTCTGAATGATGACGGTACATTCTATGAATACTATGACCTACCCATGATTTAGTTTCATCAAACCAATCATGAATGTGTTGATAGTCTTCAACTTTACCTCCCCATTTTTTTACAGAACTTTTAGCGTGTATGCTAGGATGTGCCATTAATGAAACAATGATTCATCTGTCCAATTAAAATCTTCAGTTGTATTTTGATAATAATTAACGTCATATGTTTGTTGAAAAACATCAATTTCAATAGTGCCATAACCACCTTGATTATTAACCCAATCACCTACAGTATCAGCTGTTTTTTCTATAATTAACCAACTAAATTCTTCAATAAATTTATGTAAATCCTTATTTTCTTCATTATAGCGAATTAGTTTACCATCTGAATAAAAATTAATATCATCAATGTCACCATCATCTCCTCCACCTGAAAAATTAATTTCAATTAAGCTAATATTTAAATCTTTTAATGCTTTAAATGATAAAATTTGTTTTAATAATGTTAGTTTATTATCTTCTTTAAAGTTATATATCTTGTTCATTTTTCTTTTTCTTTTTATTAGTTTTTAAAATTTCAATATATACACCAGGCTGCTCTTTACTGTATTCATATTGAATAAAAGCAGGTAATATATTTTCGGCATTGTCATCTTCTAACCAGCCATGTGTTACCATGTCATCTTGCACAGTTTGTGCAGGGTTTATATAATCAAATTTATGACGTGAGCCTCTAATAAAAGTAAAAGATATTGTCACTGGAAGTTTATACTTTGCAAGTTCATCTTTGAACTCTTGAGCATATTTCTGATAATACTGTTTAGTATTTTTACGGTAGTTTACAACAGTTTTACTTGCTATAAAATACTTCCCTGTCCATCTTCTACCATTTTTACTTGAAGGTACGTTATATGGAATAAACCATTTATTTTTACTCATATGTTATTTTTTTAATGTTTCTATAAGCAAAGGTTTTAGTTCTTTATTAATTGTTTTAAAACCATGCTTTTTAACTGCATCTGATAAATCTTTACATATAGGTAAAGCACAACCATCAATGTCATATAATTTTTTATATGCATCTATTGCTTTCTTACCCGCTTTATCATTATCAAATAAAGTTATTACTTTTTTATATTTGGTTTTTAAATTATTAATTATATAAGGTTTAATCATTGTATTTTCACTTGACGGTGCCAAAACTTCTAACTTGTAATTAAAAGACTTTAAACACATTGCATCTTTAAGTGAAGAACATATTACTAGATTGTCATATTTATATTCTAATTGATCTAATCCTTGTAAATAATCCTTTACATTGTAAAACTTTTGTTTTTTATTATAAGGTTGATATATTTTAATTAACTCATTACTATTGTTGAAATAACCATACATCATAGGTTTTTCAAATTTAATAGTTTCAAATTCATTATCAATTTCTTTAACCATTGTATAATGATGTATAGGTTTTACTTTATAGTTTTCTAATATAGAAGAACCTATATTAAAAGCTAACCAAAACTTTGCATCTCTTTTATTCCATTGTCTTATTTTAACAAAATCAATTTTCCATTTAGCTTGAGGTTTTAAGTTTGTAAAACTTACTTTGCCTCCAGTAATACATTTATTATAATCCGTTAGAATTTTTTGTACTGCATTAAAGAAATCTAAATTAAACAACTCTTTCACAAGATCAATTTTATCACCTGTTTTACCTGTAGAAAAATCTTTAAATTTGTATTGCATTATTGATTTATCAACATAAACACAAAAACTAGGTGTTCTTTCTGCAGGATTAAATAAAGATTTAATTTTTAGATCTTGACCAGTTAATTGCTCTTGTAAATTTAAATAATATTGAAATACCCAATAGCTTGGAATTTTATCAATTGTTGTTTCTAAATTTTTAGTACTTAACATAGTTAAAAAATAAAAGAGAGGCTTTTACACCTCTCTTATTATTAATAATTACAAATCAAAATCATCTCCTGATGTGCCTACTGTTGGTTCAAATGCATTAACGGCTTCATCATTTGCTTTCTTTTTCAATGCAATTACATGCTTTGATTGATCAAAAGTAATCATTCTGCTTGGTTCAGCATCTAAAGATTCAAAAGGAACTTCACTGCTCATAAATTTAGGTAAAAATAAATCTAAATTTGTGTAACCTTCTTTGTTTTCCCATTCTCTACCTCCAATACAGAAGTTGTAATAAGTATCTCCAGATAGTATACTACTTGCTTTAGATACAAATTCTTCAATTGTACCTGCTTGAATAGCATCAATTTCAGCACGTTTACCTGCATTTTCTGCAAGATTAATTAGTGCTTTCAAGATACTTGAATCACGTTGTATTTCCAAACCACTTGGTAAAGTTGTATCAGAGAAAGAATATCTTGAAAACTTAACTCTACCAACTTGACCTTGATATCTTGGTCCATTTTGATTGTTTACATCAACCAAGAAACCTTCAAATTCTCCACTCATAGGTTTTGACTCAACATTTAAAATCAAATCATACGCTGATTGATCATACGCTGGAGTATTTAAAGTAATTGAATTAATTTTTAATTCTTGATTACCTGATCCAATTACTGGTTTTGCTTTGCCTGATCCGGCTGACATGTCTTTTGTACTTAACATTTTTTTGCTTTTTTTGGTTTAACTTAATTTAATTTTCATATGCCACTATAGCATCTTTAACATACTGAAGGTCATTTGGAATAAATGAATCTTCAAACATGTCCATTGGTGATTTACAGGTATTTTCTCCATTGTTTTGAGTTTCAAAACCATAGTGTAATGTACCATCATCTTCTTTACGGACTTTTCCAAATAATACTATTGAAAATAATCCTTCTAACGTTAAAGCATTGTCAATCATTTTACCAACTGTTTTTGCTTTAACTTTACGGTTCCCATTAATGTCTGTTGAATCTTCTGCATGGGTTAAGAAGAATACTGTTAAATCTTCTCTCAAGTCTTTAGGAAGTTTAGCAACTTGAGCTAAGTTTGCAGCAATTTGAGTAAATTTATCATAGCCTTTTTCATTAGCTTTATCAAAATACTCAAAACTTGACATATACTGCCAGTCATCAATAACTAATTGTTTGATGTGAGGCATTTTTTCACTAACATGCTTCATAGCTTTATGAACTCCTGGACCACTTGACACATTAAGCAGATTTCCATCTGGATTTGTTTTGTCTAAAAGTTTATATTTGCTTTTCCACCCTTTGAAAGGTAAGGGTTTATTAGCAATGTTAATGATTACTGTTTCTTTAGGATCTAAAGTCCTAATAGATGTTGATTTACCTGAGCCAGACTCAGCTATTATCAATACGGATTGTGCCATTGATTATTTATTTTTGGTTTTTTAATATTACTTGAATTGCTTTGAGTGTTTTGTTAATGTCAACTAATGCTTCAATTAAAGAAGGATTAGCTTTATCATCCGGATTGGGTAATTCTTCAACATTATCAAGCTCAAAGATAGTTTTTTTTGCTGAATTTTTAGTTATATCACTTACAATTTTTAATTCAGATACAGGAATAATGTGTCTTTGAAAACCACTACTACTTTCTATAATTTCATACTCATCACGCCAATGTGGATTATACTTATGTAAGTACAATGTTCTTTTTGGATCTTCTGATTCATAATCTATACTTGCAAATTCTGTATATATATCTTTATTCTTTTCAAGTTCACTTGGAAAAAAACTAACATGTAATTCATCTTTGCCAGATGGTCTGTAAGCCATCTTAGGTATATATGCAGCATTTATTATACCTTCTGTTTGAAAGTAATCTTCATGCTGCTCTCTTAAAACTGCTACCTTTTGTTTTCTCTCTTGAGGTGTCATATCATTTTATATTTATTTATCTTCTCATTTCTGTTAATGGTGTTGGCATTTCTTCTATTCTCATTTGTTCAAATATTGCTTTAAAGAAACTCATTCTTGTATCACCATTACGTGCTTTTAAAAAGTGTAATACTAATGTTTTATCATCTTCAATGATGTATCTATCTGGACCATAAAACCTAATTTTTTGTTTAGCTGGTCTGTTAATACCAATCAAAGTATCAGCATGTTGTAACATTGCATCTGAACCAAATATATCTGATTCAAGAATATAGTTACCATACTTACCTTGTTGAGCACGTTCCGGATTATCAATGTTTCTATTTAACTGCGATAATGCAATAAACATAACAGGATAATCACGCTTTGTTTGTGTAAAGAACTCACCCAATTCAAATAACATATCTAAACTGCTATTTTGATAAGGTGCTCTTTTTACAAGCATTGTATGATCAAGAGTGATAATGGTCTTCTTTCCTTTATGTAGATTCATATATGCGTCAATCTGTTCACGCATTTGATTTACAGTCATTGGTCTTGATATAATATCAACCGGGTATTTCACTCTTTCTTTAGCATACTGATGACATTTATTAAGAACATCCTGTGTAAGCTGACTACCAGCACTACACAATTCTTTATAAGTTTTACCAGTAATAGAACTAAACTCACGTAATGCTGAGGTTCTACCAACCATTTCTAATTGAAACTCTAAAACTCTGTAATCATCATTAGGATTTAAAGCAAATGATTCTCTTATAATCTGATCTTTAATCAATGTTTTACCTGAACCAGGTCTTCCACCAATTACAGTAAGAGTATTCCATTCTAAACCATCAGTAGTTGCATCATTAAACTTTGGCCACGGTGTGTATATAGATTTCTCTTCACCTTTAGATCTTTTAAGCATATACTTAAGAGCATCATTAAAGGATGCATATTGACCGTCCCATTCTTGTTGTGTTTTACTCATACTATTTTTTCTTTGAATGTGTGTATTTCAGTTTCTACTCCATCCAATATCATATCACAATAGTCTGCGAGTTTACTATGCTTTACTTTATGTTTATCTTGTTTTGAAATAAAATATTGACTAGTCTGCATGTACATATAGTTATCACTTCTATACTCATTAACATACATCTTAGTAGCTTTTATTATATCTTCCCAAGTGTAATCATAAGTTTCAAAAAACCATCTAAATGATTCACCTAAAGCTTTAACATTTTGTCTTGCTGGATTATTAGAAGGCAGCTTACCTGCTGGAAATATATTTCTATATTCTTCTATTTTATCAGCAAAATCTTTTCCCATCAACTGAATGTTAGTTTTCTTTTTTGCTTTAATAAAGTAGTTATTAAACTTTGTAATTAAAGTTTTACCTTTATTTGTAATTGTATACGGTTTATTTTTTTCTTTTTCAACAAACCCTTGTTTGATAAGATTTTTAACTTCTTCCATGCTGTTTAATTGCACTTGAGTTCTTTCTTTTATACCAAACAATAAATAACATTGATTAGGTGTTATTTTTTCATTTGCTATCTTTTGAAACAGTTCCCACATATTTTTCTTTTATTATTTGTTTTGCTATATTAAAAACACGAAGACATCTTTTATCATTTATTGAAACTAAACCTGAGATTTTCTTTTGAGAAAAAATCATTGTAGTACGGTCTTTTTCTATATGTAAACCAGAAGCTGTAAAGCTGTAATTATACTCCCAAGCAAAATAAGCAAATATCTGCCTGACTAAAGGATAAAATTCTTTTCTTGTTCTTGATTTAAGGTTTTTTATAGATATTGACTCTGGATAAATTTCATGCATTGCTGTAACACAAGCTTTTTCAATCTCAAATAATGATGGTTTGTTTTCTTTTTTTTTAATTGCTTCAACAAGTATATTTAATTTTACATTATACTTATGATGCATCGTGTTTGCAAATTTAGTTAATTCTATTTCTAATTTTTTCTTTTGTATTTCAGTCATATATGCAAATATATAAAATATTAATTACCATTTTACTGGTGTTTTATTTTTAGTTATTAGTTTTTTGTTTATTAAATTAAACACATCATCATGTTCCCACTTATCATTATAAGCAGCAGTTGCTGGATGTTTAACATCTATTATTATTTGTTTAGATAGTAATGTTTTTACACTATGTGTTTTATTACCAAATAGTACAACAACTAACTCAGATTTATCATCATTAATTTTTTTTA